TTTGTCTGGTTCCTATGATACATTAACCACAATTGGCACAACTTATACGAAAATAATTGAATTGTCCGGTCAAGCAAAAGGTAATAACAGCAAGTTCATAGCATTTTGGACATTAGTTGCGGGAGGAGTAACAGATTCTCAAGGATATTATTTGAGAATAAACTTAAATTCAGGAACTTCTTCTACAAATAATACATCTGATGTGATGCAAGTTTTACAGTCAACCAACGGTATTAACCAGTATAGAACATGGTGGGAAGATGTCCCCATAAATTATGAAAATGGGTATAGTGGAAACTATGGTGTAAATACTATTAATGGCAACGTTGAAAAAACAACAACCTTTTCAAAGGGGGATAATTTTTCTTGTGGATTTTGGGTATATGGAGAATCTACTTTGTATATAAATCGTTCAGTAAACAGAGCATCACATGAAGGTGGAATATCCAGATTAGTTTTGTATGAGGTAGCAACATGAAATATGATATATCACATGCAATTACTGACTTATACGGACCTACTAAGTTTGTTTTAAAAGGAGTGAAATATTCTGGATTAGAATGGTATGATGAACGACCTAAACCATCCGAAGAACAAATTCAAGCAAAAATTGCCGAACTTGAAGCAGCCGAACCTATACGCCTTTTACGAATTCAACGCAATCAACTTTTACAACAAACAGATTGGCGCTTTCGTAGTGACCTAACACCAAGTCAAGAATGGATTGATTATTGTCAAGCATTGAGAGACTTACCTGCAAACAGTGAACCACAATTGGATGAAAATGGAAATCTTACAAATGTTAATTGGCCAGTACCACCAGGAGAGTAACGAATGCCAAGTGCTTTAAGAATCAGAGAACTGAGAGATTTGAATGATAATGTGATAATTAGTCCAAATGGTTTAATATTGCATTCATTTGCTTCTGCTCCAAGTTCACCAGTAGAAGGACAAATGTACTATAATACTAGTAATACTAGTGTTGAATTTTACAATGGAACTGACTGGAAGAGTTTGGCAATACAACCTGGAGATCCTTATATTAACGATGTAAAACTTTATCTACGTGGCGGTACAACTACTGCTACTATCCAAGACAGTACATACAACATTACATCACAAGGCGCATCAACCACCACTGCGCCTGGAAAACCATTTATAAATGCGCCTAGTTCAAGCTGGTATCAAATAAACAACAGTGCAACTGGTAGTTATATTAATATCAATAGTCAAGCAGCAAACTTTAGTCCAGCAAACTATACAGATTTTACAATTGAATTTTGGGTTATGCCATACGGTACTAACAATAGTTATGGTCACTTTTACTGGGTAGGTGGTCAAGGTAATGAAGGTATTATTAAATATGGAGGAGCTAGTAGTAGTGGCGGTGGATCCGGTTATGGAATGTATTGGTATACAAATACCACTGTTATTCAGAGTGGTGGTGCAAATTCTTTGTATCAGGGAAATTGGTACTGGATGGTTTTTGAAAAAAATGGCTCAACTAATAGTTGGTGGGTTAATGGAAGCAGAGTAGCACAAAACACAACTGGTTGGGTATCACAAAATAACACAGATGACTTTAAATTAGGATTTTCTTCACCTACAAGTGAAAACAATTCTCATTTCTTTGATGAACTTCGCATTACAACTGCGGCAAGATACAAAGGTGCGTCTAATATAGATTTACAAAATCAGCCATGGCCAACACAATAGGATTAAATGATGGAACTTATAGAATATAAAAGACATTTAGTAAACGGAGTATTAGTTGACCCTGAGTGGGTTCATATTGGTACTATTTTTGGTGGAAGTACTGAACATACTTGGATTGGTATTGTTTTGAGTGAAGCAGACCGTGCGTATTATATTCCTGACACTGTAGAAACTAAAACAGTTGAACAGGTAAAAGAAATACAGCGTACTAAAACATTTAAACGTCCTACTGTTCCCAACGACCCTCATAGTAAAATTGTAATTTTTACAACAGAAGAAATTAATCAGATGGTTGACGATAAATTAACTGAATTAGGATTTATATCATGACAACTAAGGTAAAGGAGATAAGAGAATTAGGCAACTTTACTAACACTAATAGTCTTACTAAAGACCATGTATTCAGAGATTTAACAAACACAGAAACCCCAGCACTGAATGATAATGGAGAGTTAATCAATGTGAATTGGCCAGTACCACCAGGAGAATCAAATGGCAGTTAAGATATACGGTTCTAATCGTATTGATTTAGATGGCAACAATGAAACATTCAGTATACGTGCCACGGCTGATGATGAGTTGAATTTTTACAAAGGTGCAAGCACAAAATTAATGGGAATGGATGCAAGTGGATTTGAGAGTAAGCCGAATATTCCTGCTTTTATGGCACATGGCAATGATGGATCAGAGAGTGTTGATGCTGGTCAGGAGTTTCCAATTAATGCAACATCAACAAATATAGGTAATCATTATAATATAAGCACATATAGATTTACGGCTCCAGTTGCCGGTTTTTATTCTTTTCAATATGGTCTTTATTGTTACGAAGGCGCACAACAAGTAACAATAAAAAAAAACGGTCTAGACTGGCAACCAACTGATACTATGGGTATTATTTCTGTAGAAGCTAATAGATTAAACAGTGGCGCAATCTCAATGTCATTGGAAGTAGGTGATTATGTAAGTTTTGGTTTTAGAGATGGGTTTAGTGGTAATGTGTATATGAATCACACTTGGCTATCGGGCTTTTTAGTTGGTTAATTAAAAGTATGAACCTCCGAACAAAACTACATCAAGATTACTTATTATTAAAAAGTTTATTCACCAAAGAGGAACTGTTCAGTTCTAAATTCATTTTAATTTTTATCAACATTCTTTTATTTCCTACCACATTTGCCGCACTTGCATATTATTTAATTGATAAATAATTAATAATACAATTACAATTCAATTAATAAGTTATTAAGGTTATGGGCAACATCATTCAGCATCTTAGAGGATCAGTAGTAGACCACTCTACATACACTGGCAAAAAAGGTGAAATCTCACTTGTTACTGATGCATCAGAAGCCAGAATTCCAACAGGTGAAATACGTATACATGATGATTCAACACCTGGTGGACTTCCAATTGTTTTAGGAACAACTACAAATCCGTTGACAAGCAACATAGTTTTGGGTTCTGGTGTAGGAATCAATTTTCATAATTATGGAACTGGTGTAGACAGCAATCTCCTGGATGACTATGAGGAAGGGACTTGGACTCCGACAGTCGCTTGGCAATCAGGTTCTCCAACATATACATCATCAGGGCGATATACAAAAATCGGAAGGATTGTTTATATACAAATTACAATAAATGTAACTTCTTCTGGAGGAACTGGTATAGTACGAGTTACAAACTTGCCATTTCTCACCATATATCCAATCCAAGCTGGCTCTGGAGCAGAAAGATGGAACACAGGAAAAGGGTTAGTTGTTTGGACAAGTATTAGTGATTACAACATATACATGAGATATTATGATTATACAAATGTTGGAGATACAAACGGAGATGTAATGATCGTTTCTGCTGTCTATGAAACACCAACTTAATTATTTCAAGAATCTATCTATTTGAGACGGACAACACAGGAGACAAATAATGCCACTAACAAAACAAACAGTAACAAAAAAAATACATTAAAGAATAAAATATGCCAGGAATATTAATACTTGATGAGTTACAATCTGCAACTGAAGGCGGTGGAATCAAACTGAAAGATCCATTGCAAACACAAGATGGTACTCCATTATTGAGTCCATCTGGTGAAGTAAGTATTAATTTTGATAATTTGGCAAATAACACTATACACATGAATAAGCTGAATATTCCTGATGATGGAATGACTGGTGATAAAATTCATGGCGGAATAATTAGTGGGTTTCAAAGTACTGGTATTACAGATAGCTCATCTAATACAGTCATAACAGTACATTCTAATGAAAATGTAGGGATAGGAACAAGTTCGCCTAGTGCAAAACTTCAAGTTGTAGGCAATACAAACACTGATGTTGCTTTAATTGGAACATTAGGGACAAGATTAACCATACAGCCAGATGATACTATTGGTGAAGTAAAGTTCAAAGTTGAAGACCCGAGTGGTAATAGTTACCATAAGTTTATGTCGTTTCACACGGAAGGCGGTTCTGGTACAACAGAACGAATGCGCATTGACCCCAGTGGGAATGTTGGGATTGGGACGGATGATCCGTACTCAGAACTTACTGTTGCCGGATCAAATTCTTCCACACAAGTTTATAAAGAAGATCCAGTGATTCTTTTGTCTAAATCATCTGGAACAAGAGTATTAGATGAAGGGCCATCCATTGGATTTAACTCTGGAACTAGTTTTCTCTATGGCGCAATCAAAGGAGCGGCAGAATCCTCTGCGGCTGAATTTTCAGGGTATTTATCATTTTATACAACTGGAGTAACTTCATACCATTTGGAACAAATGCGCATCGACTCCAGCGGCAACGTTGGGATTGGTACGATTAGTCCTACTGAAAAATTAACAGTTTCTGGAAATATCACAGCAAGTGGAGATGTCACTAGCACTTCAGATGTAAGAGTTAAAACTGACATTACACCTATTACAGGTGCCTTGGATATAGTAAATAAATTAGAAGGTAAACGATTTAATAAATTTAATAAACCAGGTATAGGATTTATAGCACAAGAGTTAGAGCAATACATGCCAGAACTTGTACATACTGCTAATGATGAGGTAGGTACAAAGTCAGTAAACTATGCTAATATGGTAGCATTATTGGTAGAAGCAATCAAAGAACAGCAAGTTACTATTAATAAATTAGAAAGTAAATTAAATGGCAACTAAATTAACTTCGACTGGTGTAGTTATTGATAATGTAACACAAGCTACTATTCCTTCAACTACAAATACTGATAGAGGTTCCTACCTTGCATCAGATGGTAGTGGTGGTTCTTTTTGGAGTTATCCAGGTGCTACTGCAGATGTAAATACAATTGATAATTCTCAATGGTTGTATAGAACAATTTACACGCACGGATTTCTCGCAGCAGGATATAAAGGTTCTAATCCCTGGCGTAGTGTTAATAAGACCTGGCATCCAACCGAAGTTACTATGTATTGTGGAGAACAAATAGCATATACGCAAGGATACACAAATGGATGTTGGAGTGATTATAATGCATATATTGTTGCAGGTGCTGGATTTAATGCCGCTACTTCAATAGTTTGCTCATACAATTTATACAATGGCTCTATTAGAACTTTTACTGCTGATGGATTTTCTTCTACAGGTGTTCCTTATGGCTATGTTGGAAATGATCCAAAAAATGAAGGTGTAGAGTATGGTACTGCTGGTTATGGAGGTGATGTTGGTGGTATGGCAATGAGTGCATCAAAGGTTGATCCTCCTGCAACTCAGGACATCGTAAACCAAGCAGGTTACATTACCGGCGGAGGAGACAGTAGTAATCAAAAGTTACATTTTCCAACCGAAATCATGTATGTCACTACAGCAGCACCGTATACAGATCGTGGTGATGCAAGTTATGGTCAAACAATAATGTGGGCGCATTTTGCTGGTACATCATATGCATATATGACATTTAGCAATGACACTTGGACAACAGGAGGATGGGGAGGATGGAACAGAGATTATCAAGGTAAAATGATGGGTTCAAAGCACGGATACTTTTATAGCGACACTGGTAGCAATGTAACATTAGGAAAGGCAAAAGTAAATCAATCAACTGGAGCCACATTGAGTACATTCAATAAAGTCCGTGCATATGGAGAAGCTAATAATCAAGACGGACAAGATAATGGATACGTCATGGGGCATTATGACGGCCAACAAAATAATCATACAATAAGACAATCTTATAGTTCAGATTCAGAAGTTACTCTTGGAGCAGCAGCCATGCCAAAAGGCCATTACGGTCAATCATCCGGCGCTTGCTCAACAGGTGCAGCAACCATAGCAATTTTAAAAGCAATGTAAAAATGGCAGCAAAAATAACATCAACAGGAATAATAGTAGATAATGTAAATCAAGCTAAAATTCCTGCAACTGCTTCAGCTAACATGGGTTCGTATTTAGTATCTGACGGTGAAGGAGGTGCTTATTGGTCTTATATCGGAAGCACTGCATCGGCTGCAACTGTAGATAATAATCAGTGGAGATATAGAAGTATATATACTCACGGATTTGTTGCCGCTGGATATAAAGGTTCTAATCCCTGGCGTAGTGTTAATAAGACCTGGCATCCAACTGATGTAACTATGTATTGTGGAGAACAAATAGCATATACACAATCATATACAAATGGACACTGGAGTGATTATAATGCATATATTGTAGCAAATGGTGGTCATAGTGCTCAAGGTTCAATAGTTTGTAGTTATAATTTATACAATGGCTCTATTAGAACTTTCACTGCAGATGGCTGGGCATCTAGTGGAATCACATATGGTTATGTTGGAAATGACCCAAAAAATGAAGGATTGGAATATGGTACTGCTGGTTATGGAGGTGATGTTGGTGGTATGCGTATGAACACAACGCATTATGATGCACCGTCTACGCAGGATATAAAAGGACAAAGTGGATGGATAAATGGCGGAGGAAGCACACAGTCAGAACGATTACATTATCCTACTGAGGTGATGTATTCCGGATGGGACAGTTCGTACTCAAACGGTGGTGATGCGGCAGGGGGAGAATTAAAAGGTTGGTTTGCTTGGGCTGCAAATTATGGATATATTACTTGGTCAAACAGTACTTGGACAAACGGAGGTTGGGGCGGCTGGGCTAAAGACCAGCATACTAAATGTCAAGGTACAAAATGGGGGCATCATTATATCGGCACGGGAACAAACGTTTCTGCTCAAAAAGCAAAATTTAGCGACTCTACTGGAGCCACATTGAGTACATATAACAAAGTACGTAGTTATGGAGAAGAAAATGTAGAAGATGGTCAAGATTGGGGATATATTCTTGGGCATTTTGACGGACAACAAAACAATCATACAATAAAACAAACACACAGCACAGATTCAGAAATTACTCTTGGAGCAGCAGCCATGCCAAAAGGCCATTACGGTACTAGTTCAGGTGCTTGCTCAACAGGTGCAGCAACAATTGCTGTGCAATATGCACTTTAAGGATTTATATGAAATACATTATTTGTAAAACAGAACCAATGAGGCCTTATTTTCAGCAAGGTGCAGCCGATCCTACTTTGTATTGTAGAGATTTATATACATTATTTGATATTAGTTGTATAGAAATAGCCGAACCATTATTTGATACCATTTATCCTTTAATTCCAATAGGATATGAAGAAGTTACTGAAAATGAAGCAAAGTATGGGAGTAACTTTTTTTCAGAAGTAAGAGATACTGTTAAGATATTGAATCCTGAATCATTGATGGCGGAAACAATTGCAATGCCTGAAAGTGAGAAAATTGAATTTACATTAACAGATGAAATAAAAGGATATGTAAGAAATTTCATGTTTAAATTTGCTAAAGAAATAATTGATAATGAATATAATTTTAGATTTCACAGATTACGCAACACAACAGAACTAGAACAAGCAAGTTGGGAAATACAAAAACATGAAGCAAGGGAGTGGCTAACTTATGGTGATTCTGACCCTAATCATATCACTCCTTTTTTAGATTATCTTGCACAAGAAAGAGGATTAGATAAAACTGCATTATCAAATAAAATTTTAGAAAAGGCAGAAGAATATGCCGATAAATTGTCAACCGAATTAGTCAAATATCAGTTATTATTAAAAGAATTTGAAAATGCAACAACAATTTGGGATATAAATATACAATATGAAAAATATTTTGGTATTATGGTTCCTGCATTTCAGTCTGCTGCTTTAGGTTGGCAAGACGACACAGGTACTAGAATTTTCTTTGCAGAAAATGAAGAAAGTGTTGAAACAAAATATATTGACATAAATAACCCTTATTTTGGTAATAAATTAAATTTTTAATGAGTAAAAATGAATGAAATTAAGTTGTATTCCGATTTTGAAAGTAATCTTCAATTAAATGATTTAGATAAAAAAATTTTAGAAGGTGCTTTAAATTTAAATAGTGGTCAATCCAAATATCAATCAGAACAATTTGTAGCAAATAGTCAATTAACTCCTTATAGAATGATTAAACAATGTTTATTGGAATTAGAAGCAAGACATCATTCTTATTTTAACATTACAAACAAAATAAAAAGAAAAAAAATAGAAGTTAAAATAGCTAAAAGAAAAATTTCAGAAACTACAGATGATTTGGAAAAAGAATTAATACTTGTAGACATAGAAGATATGGAACATGATATTGATATCTGGACTAAAAAAATTAAACAAGCAGAAGAAGAAATAGAAATTTATTTAAATATGGTTAAAAAAATTGCCGATAATAATAATGAATTATTAGAAAAATCGTTTACATATGATCATGAGGAAGAAAGAAAATACTGGATAACAAGAATGGCGAAACAAGCTGCAATGGACATGATTGCTTATGGAAGAATTGGTAGCGGTAACATGGATAGTATTGCAATGATGCCAGAAGATGACCAAGTGATGACGTTAGCTACAACAATTCAATATAATGAAAGATTGACAAAGGCTTTAACACAAATTAGTAAATCTGTTAGCCAAGGACTATTAGAAAATACAGAAAATTTACCCAAATATGATGTACCTGCAATTACAGATAAACTATTGATTGGAGATTTATTAAGTGAAGATATTCAGCATACCTCTCAACCCAAAATTGAACCAGAATCAATTTAACATATTCGTAAATTTTTTAAAAGAACATAAAAATTTAATATACGATGTATATTTTACCTCACGTATTGCACCTTTTTTACAAGATGCTATGGGTGATGTATTTGTAAATGAAAACATAGATTTAATTGAGAATGCTTTAATTATTCAAGAAAACTTCGATATTCCTATTTCCGCAACTTTTAATAATATATTAGTTAGACCTGATCAAAATAATTTAGATTTATGGTTGAAAAACTTTGAGCCGTTTTATGAAAAAGGAATACATAGTGCTACTATACCACATACGCATTGGGTAATGACAGGACAAATTCAAAAACATTTCCCAAAACTATTAATTAAAAATACTATTCTAAGAGAACTTAACACTGCATCTGATGTAGCAAAACAAGCTGAAGCTGGATTTCATTATATCAATATAGACCGTGATTTAATGAGAGATTTAGATACTCTCAAAAAAATTAAAAGAGTAAAAGAAAAATATGGTATTAAGATTGCTCTTCTTGCTAATGAAGGTTGTCTTGGAGGATGTCCTTTGATGCCAGAACATTTTCAATTTAACAATACTAGAACAAATACTCCACAATATTTTACAGACCCTATCAGCAGGATTAGTTGCCTGAAATGGGATTTGGATGACCCTGCCACTTCTTTAAAATCTGCTAATATTCCACCTTGGAAAGAAGATTGGGATGAATTATTAGAATATGTTGATATATTTAAAATGCATGGAAGAGAATCATTAGACCAGATGTCAAGTACAATGAGTATCATCCATCGCTATAAAAATAATGATGAAATATTATTTGATGATTTTAATTCTTATATTGAACATAATAATTTAAAAGGAAATCCTATCAATGCTTGGAGAAAATTTATAAAGAATTGTAAGTTTGATTGTTGGGATTGTAATCGTTGTGATAAATTATATGAAGCAAAGAATGGTAAGCATCAAGAAACTTTTGAACAATTTATAGCAGAATCAATATGTACGGCATACCTGGATTGACTTCACCAAAAGTACAAAGTTTTATTAATAGTATGTGCAGTCAAGCAGATACATATCTAGAGATAGGATGTTATCTAGGCGCTACTGCTTGTGCTGCATTGAACAATAATAAATTGAATGCATACTTTGTAGACACTTGGGATGAAGACATAAAACCATATCGTGATGATATACAATTACCTAAAAATAACAAAGAATTATTTAAAGAAAACATACGAAAATTTAAAGGTGAAAATAACGTAAACATTTTTCATTGTGATATGTTTGATGTAGATTTAAGTAAAATTAAACCGATTGATATATTCTTTTATGATGGACCTCACGGTGAAGATACTATATTTAAAGTCTTTCAATATTATTATCCTGTATTGTCAGATACTTGTTTAGTGATTGTAGATGATGCTAATTTTTTAGGGGTAATTTCTAGTGTTAATAATGCATTATTTAATTTGAATTTTACAATAATTTATAGTAGAATAATTAATAACATGTTAGAGGATAAGAATTCATGGTGGAATGGACTTTATATAATTTATCTTAAAAAAGGTAGTTAAAAAATGGACCTATCATTAATTTATTCGGGACAAATTTATTTAATTTTAATTGCATTTGTAATGATGATTGCTGGTTGGAGTTTACTTGTTGTTGGCACTTCATATTTTTTAATATAAATAATAGTATAAATTTAAATTAGAAAAATTAAATACACATTTTGATAATAACTAATTAATATCAATTTAAAATGCCCTACATCGGTTCAGCAATCAAAAATGTAAACACACGTTCTGCAATTGATCACCAACAATTTCTTGGTTCAACTGCAGATACAATAACCAATCCTGGATACTATACATTCTATGTGAATTATTCACCGGGAAATGTTACAGTAATCGTTGCTGGTTCTCACATCAGTCATACTGACTATATTGCAACAAATGGAACTGATGTTCGTATTTCAAATTCAGCAGTTACAATCAATGCTAACGATGCTGTAGAAATCACAGGGTATAATATACCAACAAGTCAGGTTTTAGAACGTTCAGATGTGAATATCACCGGTGGTAAAATTTCTGGAATAGAACCACTTGCAATTGCAGATGGTGGTACTGGAGCGAGTACCGCAGCACAAGCTAAAATAAATCTAGGTGTTGCAAGCCCAACAGGAGTGACATGGACAAAATTCTATTTGAATACAAATTCTGAAACAAAACCACCTACTGCAACTGTCACCAATTCTGGATATTTGGGACAAAATTGGGGAACTTGGTATGAATGTACTTTTGCAAATGCAGCAAACACTTCATTTCTTTCTCCATCTAGCGCAGATTATGATCCAACTTTGACAGGCATAACATGGGATGGAACAGACAGTTTTGTTGGATTTGAACAAGGTGGCGTCTATGAATTTTTCATACAGTTTGAAATTTA